CCCACAATATTTAGAGTGGATTGTATCTACTGTAGATGACACTATTTCTGATAAAATTAGAAGAGCTAACGCTGCTAAATTAGCTAGAGTTTTATTAGATGACCCTGATAATGAAAAAGTACAAGGACTAGACTTTGAAGATCCAGAGGCAGTGATGCAGTACATGTTTACAAATGAGTTTCAAAGTTCTTCTGAACCAGAGGGAGATGTTGATAAAACATTCCAACCAATGTTTCCAAGAGAGGGTGCTCCTGATATGGGTCCTGTCGAAGCGGGTGGTGTAGAGCAGTTCCAAAAGACATCTAGTAATAATATGTCAAATGAATTAGTAACTAAACCTAAGACTAACTTTGTGGCTAGTAATGTATCTAGTCCTTTTAGAAAGGTTGGAGGAGCTACATTCTCACCAGAAAAACGTGCAGCTTTGGCTGGTGGTAACTTGTATGAAGCGATTGCAACTGCTAAAAGAGGTGGTAGTATTAAAAAACAAGGAATAATGTACTTTTCAGGAAGAAGGAGACCATAATGGGACTATTTGATGACATAGCAGACGCATATACAGGCGCAAAAACTAGTAAAGATTTTTCTCCTCAAACTAAATCTTTTATGAAAAGTAATAAGCCAAAGGATAAAAAAGTAAAACAAGCGATCAAAAAAGCTGAGGATAGAGGTAAGGTTATTAGACAAAGGGAGAGAGACAAAGGAAACGATCCTGATAAAACACTACAAACACAAGATCAAGTAGTAGAACAAATTAAAGAACAAGCTAAAGAGGGTCCTTTATCACAAGAACAATTAAAAGCTGTATCTGATCCAGCGGGTAGTAAATTAGCAACATTGGGTCTTTTACCTAGTCAAAAACAAACTTTTA